AATCATGCCTAATACTAAAGCAGTTGGTGTTGCTTTTAGCGACCCCGCACTTGATGGTGCAGTAATTAGTAATTCTAGTCTTAATGCTGTTACTGTCGGTAGTACAGGTGGTACAGCAGGTTTTTTTGGTGTAACACCAACTACTCAACCTGCGGCACTATCTACAAATGCATTACCTACTTTAACTACTGCTAACTTCAGTGGTTTATCGACAGCACAAGTTTCTGCATTAAACAGTACATTGACCAATGTTAATTCAATGATTACAGACTTAAAAACTCTAGGTCTAATTGGTTAATTTAACCAAAACGGGGCTTCGGCTCCGTTCTAAATATGCCAAACATTTATCTTAAACATCCCATCCACGGTACTAAAGTTGCTATTTCGGACATGGAAGTAGAATACGATGAATGTAATGGGTGGATGCGTTACAATCCAGAAACGCCATCGGTGGAGATAGCGGCAGAAACCGAGGAATTACCTGTTCCGTCGTTTTTAGAACCTGTCAATCAACTTAAACGGGGCAGACCCCGAAAAGCAGCAAATTAATCAGGAGTTAACATGGCAACGTACACCGCTGGCGACCAGATAAATCGAGCGTTGCGATTGCTAGGTGTGCTTGCCGAAGGTGAAACACCGTCTGCTGCTACATCGCAAGATGCGCTAATGGCAATGAATCAAATGATTGATTCGTGGAACACAGAGCGCCTTTCCGTATTTAGCACACAAGACCAAGTATTTACATGGCCTGCTGGTGAAATTACTCGCACACTAGGACCAAGTGGTAACTTTGTAGGTGAACGTCCAGTATTAGTAGACGATGCTACTTATTACCGTGACCCAGGTACAAATGTTAGTTTCGGTATCAAGTTTATCAATCAACAGCAATACAATGGCATTGCTGTTAAAACAGTCACATCTACCTATCCACAGGTGATATTTGTCAACATGACATATCCCGATGTGACAATGACCATTTATCCAAAGCCTACTCGTGACTTGGAATGGCACATCATATCGGTAGACCCGTTAACTGAACCTGCTAATTTAGCGACAGTGTTAGCGTTTCCACCGGGCTATCTTCGTGCGTTTACATATAACTTGGCTATGGAGTTTGCGCCTGAGTTTGGTGTAGAACCATCACCGCAAGTGCAGCGTATTGCTATGACCAGTAAGCGCAATCTCAAACGCATCAACAATCCAGATGACATTATGTCGTTACCATATGCGATTGTTGCTAATCGTCAACGTTTCAATATTTACGCTGGTAACTATTGATGAAAACACCTATCCTTGGCTCAACCTATGTGGCTCGCAGCATGAACGCTGCCGATGCGCGTATGGTAAATCTATTTCCAGAGATTGTGCCGGAAGGTGGTAAAGAACCTGCGTTTCTGCAACGTGCGCCAGGCTTACGTTTACTTGCCAATATTGGTCTTGGTCCTATACGTGGATTATGGTCGTATGGTAACTTTATGTACGTCGTCAGTGGTAATCAGCTATACAAGGTCAACTCTAGCTATTCTGCAACGCTTATAGGTACTGTATCGGGTACTGGTCCGGTCAGCATGGTAGACAACGGTACACAATTATTTGTAGCTTGCAATGGACCATCGTACATCTACAACGCTACAACTAATGTGTTTGCGCAAATCACAGACCCTGATTTTCCAGGTGCTGTGACTGTTGGGTATCTTGATGGATACTTTGTGTTTAATGAACCCAACAGTCAAAGAATCTGGATTACAAGTTTACTTGATGGATTGAGTGTTGACCCGTTAGACTTTGCTAGTGCTGAGGGTGCGCCCGATGGTGTTGTTGGTATTATTGTAGACCATAGAGAATTGTGGGTGCTTGGTACTAACTCCGTTGAAGTTTGGTATAACGCTGCAACACAAGGTTTTCCATTAGAACGCATACAAGGTGCGTTTAATGAAATTGGATGTGTTGCTCCGTATTCCATAGCCAAAGCCGATAATGGTATATTTTGGTTAGGTCAAGATGCTCGTGGTCGAGGTATGGTGTATCGCGCTAACGGTTATACAGGCGCACGTATCAGCACTCATGCTGTAGAGTGGCACATCCAGCAATACGGCAATTTGTCGGATGCTATTGCATACACCTATCAGCAAGATGGACACACGTTTTACGTTTTAATTTTTCCAAGTGCTGACACTACTTGGGTATATGATGCTGCTACCCAAGCATGGCATGAACGGGCAGGATTTACCAATGGTGACTTTACCCGCCATCGTAGTAACTGCCAAGTTGCCTTCAACAATGAAATCATTGTAGGTGACTACGCCAACGGCAAAGTGTATGCATTTGATTCTGATGTGTATGCAGACGATGGTCAGATACAACGGTGGTATCGCACATGGCGTGCATTACCCACAGGACAAAACAACTTAAAACGTACCGCACAACACACCTTACAACTCGATTGTGAGACAGGTGTAGGTTTAAATCTTGGACAAGGTGATGACCCGCAGGTTATGCTTCGTTGGAGTGACGATGCGGGACATACATGGTCTAATGAACATTGGTCAGGTATGGGTAGAATTGGTGAATACGGTAGGCGTGTGTTTTGGCGCAGACTCGGTATGACCGTTAAACTGCGTGACCGTGTGTATGAGTTAAGCGGCACTGACCCCGTAAAAATTGCCATCATGGGCGCAGAACTGTTGTTAAGCGGAACTAATGCGTAATGGCTAATGTTACCCTTACCAACATTACTCCACCTCGTGTACCGTTAACAGACCAACGTACAGGTCTAATTGCGCGTGAGTGGTATCGGTTCTTTTTAAACTTATTCGAATTGACAGGTGGTGGACAGAACACCACATCTTTAACAGACCTGCAAGTTGGTCCACCACAGTTCCAAGTCGATGAGATTACAAACCTTATCAACAAGGTATCGGACAACTTAACACCTAGCGACAATACTTCTGAAATAACTGCCGCACTTAACACACTGCGTCAGTTTGTAGAAACGTTGCCTAATAACTGCTGTGAGTTGGTCGAACAGTTAAACACACTGCGCCAAGAGTTACAGACACTACCTAGGCAAGAACTAGGAACACTTGCAGCGTTACAGCAAGATAACGTGCCCTGGTTACGATTTGATACTACACCTGCTGGTTTTCCAACAGGTGCTGCCGCTGCTGGTACAGTGTATTGGGATGATGCTGACAGGTCTAAAACGTTAGCATTAGTCATGGAGGACACTGGTAACGTTATTCAAGATATTGGTGAAGAAACGTACTATCGAGTCAAAGCTACCAGTACCATCACCAAGGGTCAAGTCGTTATGTTCACCGGTACAGTCGGTGCATCGGGTGGACTCTTAGGTGCACCAGCAACAGGGTTAACAGCAACCCAAAATGAATACATCATGGGTGTTGCTACTCAAGATATTGCGTTAAATGGTTGGGGTTACGTTACATGGTTTGGTGAGGTTGAAAAGGTCAATACCACAGGTGGTGCAGAAGCATGGGTTGATGGACAGATTTTGTACTACAACCCTGCTGTAGCAGGTGGTCTAACTAAAAATGTACCAACAGCACCTAACCCTAAAGTTATCGTAGCATCGGTAGTTCATGCTGCGTCTAACGGCATTTTGTTTGTTCGTCCTACTTTTGGTTCTGCATTAGGTGCAACGGATTCAAATGTAGAAATAAGTGGATTAGCTGGTGGAGATTTGTTACAGTACGACAGTGCACAAGCCCGTTGGGAAAACGTACCAGCGTCGTCTGTAGTAGCGGGAACATCTACAGCGCCAGCTACGAAAACTGCAAACTTTACGGTTGCTGCTGGTGAAAAATGGTTAATCAACAACAAGTCTGGTTCGTCTTGCACAGTAACATTACCGACAGCTAGTAGTAACACAGGACGCGAGTTACATTTTCAAAATTACCAAGCGCAAACGCTTGTATCAGCATCAAGTAATGTTGTACCATTAGTAGGCGGTTCTGCTGGTACCGCTATACTAGAAGCTGTGGCTGGTGATACTTGTACTTTAGTTTCAGATGGTACAAACTGGTTGATGACGCAGTATGTACCTAACAACGTTTTACTTTTGGAGTAAAAGATGACAGTCACAGTTAAGAATATAGTTGCTCCCAAAACAGTAGAAGCAACGCAAACCACACAGTACACCGCTACAGGTGTGACTACCATTATTGATAAGTTTACAGCAACAAACTACAGTGCAACGGCTGCAACAATTTCTGTTAACTTGGTTACTGCTGCTGGTTCTGCGGGTAACACTAACATCATCACAAAGACCAAAACACTGCAAGCATCCGAAGTTTATACATTTCCTGAACTGGTTGGTCAAGTGTTAAATCCTGGTGATTTTATTAGCACGATTGCTGGTACTGCTAGTGCTATCAATATGCGCGTATCTGGTCGTGAAGTGACGTAAGGAGAATAGATTATGAGTTTAGGTTCAATCTTAGGCGCTGCTGCTGGTTATCTTTTAGCCCCCGCTACTGGTGGTGCTAGTCTTGCATTAGCTGCTGCTGGTTTAGGTGCAAAAGTGGGTGGTGCACTGGATGCTTCTCAAGCAGCCAGTGGTCAAGCACAAGCTGCAAAAGAAGCTGCGGGAATTCAAGCATCAGCATCGGACCGCGCTGCCGACATACAAAGGCAAATATTTGAACGACAAGTCGCATTGCAAGAACCGTGGCGTAAAGCGGGTGAACAGGCACTAAACAGACTTGTTCCGTTGGCTACTGAATATACACCATTCGGTATGCAACAATTTCAAGTTGACCCAGGTTACGCATTTCGTTTGTCGGAAGGACAAAAGGCTTTAGAACGTTCCGCTGCTGCTCGTGGCGGACTCATATCAGGTAATGCACTTAGAGCAGCGCAACAGTATGGTCAAGAAATGGGTTCGCAAGAATACATGAACGCATTTAAACGTTATCAAATGGAACGTGAAGCACAATTAAACCCATTGCAGTCTTTAGCTAATGTAGGGCAGACAGGTACTGCACGATTGGGTGAAGCTGCGCAAACATACGGTACTAATGTTGGTAATTTAGGTTTAGGTAGTGCCTCAACACAAGCTAATGCATTACTGGCTGGTGCGCAAGCTAGAAGTAGCGCATACAAAGGAATAGGTGAAAGTTTTGGTAGTTTCTTAGGTTCCAACGAAGCAAAAGAATTAGCAAGTTATCTTACACCATCGTCTGGATACTACGGATACAGTGGTCAGTAACACAAAGGATTTATCATGGCTGTAGATTTTGGTCTTTTAAACACCCAATTACCAGAACAAATTGCAACTAGCTTTTCGCGTGGCTACGAAGGTGCTCAACAAAACCAATTAGCGCGGCAAAAAATGGCGCAAGAGCAAGAAACAAATGCACTTCGTCGTCAAGAAGCCGAATTAGGTTTGCAACGCACCCGTGGATTAATGCAGCAAGAGGAAGAAGCCCAAAAAAACGCAAGATTGAATCAAAAGATTTCGGGATTTCGAGAAAGAATCTTGCGTGCTCGTACACCGGACGATGCACGTAAGATTGTGCAAATGCAATACAGTGACGCTGATATTTCACCCGTTGTATCGCAATATGCAACTTTAGAACAATCGCTTGCCGAAGTACCTGATGAGCCTACACAGTTTCAAGAGTATCTTCAAAAAGAAGCAATGGGTATAGACGAGTGGCTTAAGTCACAAGCACAAGCAAATGTACCCAAAGTTGTAGGCAATGCTGTTTATATACCATCAGAAAGACGTTTTGTTAGTGCACCACAACAACGTCTTGTTTCAGTTATTGGTCCACAAGGTCAACCCATAATGGTTCCTGCCGACCAAGCCGTAGGTATGACTCCGTTGACTGCTGCTACAGCCAGAATGGCAGGTATTGGTGCACCTAGTCGTGCTGCTGCTCCAACTAGAGAATCGGTCGGTGTTGCTGCACCAACTGAATTTTTAACACCTAAAGAACGTGAAAAACGGGAAGCTAAATTTCCCCAAGCCACATTAGCAATTAAAGGTTTTGAATCAAAAACTAATACATTGATAAAAGATTTGAAGGCACTTAGAAACCATGAAGGTCTTAATGACATTACTGGATTAATAGCAGGGCGAATTGATGCTATTACCTCAGCAGGTAGAGAAGCACAAGCACAGTATGACAAAATTACCGCACGTGGTCAGTTTCAAGAGTTACAAGATATGCGTAACGCTTCTCCTACTGGTGGAGCATTGGGTAACGTATCAAACACAGAAGGTGAAAAATTAAGAGCAGCGTTTGCCGCATTAGACCGTAGACAAGACGCCAAAAGTGTAAAAAACGTAATTGATAATTTAATTGTTGAATTGGAAGGGTCTAAAGAGCGTGTACGTGATGCTTACGACATGACTTATGAGTATAGACAACCTTCTGCTGCACCAAGTGCACCGGCAAAACCTGCTGCGACTGGTAATCTTACTCCAGCCGAACAAGCTGAGTTAGACCAACTTCGTAAACGTTTTGGAAAGTAAACCATGACACCTCGTGAAGAACTAATGGCTTTACGCCGTTTAGCTGAACTAGAAGCAAAAGCTGCCGGTCAATCAATACCCGCACAACAACCTGCACCACAGGTAAGTGAAATACCTGCACCACGTCGCAATACAGCAGAAGCGACCGGTTCATTGTTTCCGTCAATGCAGACCGTTGGAAATATCGGTGCGGGTCTTGCCCGTGGTCTTGTATCTATACCGTCTACAGTTTATGGGATGTTTCAAGGAGAAGGTGACAAGTCGCTTGGTCAAAGAGCAACCGAGAAACTTACAGCACTTGGTGCAGAACCAGAATCTACAGCATTTAAGGGCGGTCAAATTGCTGGTGAAGTAGTAAGTACCTTACCTGTTGGTGGTGTTCTTGCTGCACCAGTTAAAGCAGCTAGTGCGGTAGTACCTAAGCTGGCACCGTTTGCTACTGCACTCCGAACTGGCGGTATGGGTGCTACTGGTGCTAGTACTGCGTTGCGTGATGTTGCTACTCGTGCCGCTGCCGGTGCGACTGTTGGTGGTACCAGTGCTGCACTTATCAATCCAAAAGAAGCAAGTACTGGTGCTGCAATCGGTGCCGTATTACCAATAGCTGGCGCTGTTGGTGGAAAACTTGTTGAAGGGACTGTCAATCTTCGCGGAACCGCTAAAAACAAAGCTGCCCAAATCGCACGTCAAACACTTGGTGCAGATTTACCACAAGTAGTCAATGCATTAAGAAGCGTACCTGCTGGTACAGGTGTTGGTGAAGCTACAGCGTTTGTTCAAAATCCGGCATGGCAAGCGTTGTTAAAAGATTCACTTGAAACTACACCAGAAGGTGCGCAATACCTTAACAAGTTAGGCACAATGACGGATAAGCAAGCAGTAAATGAATTGGCTAAATTAGCCGGTGGTGCTACTGCCGCACAAGCGCGTGCAACTACTGAAGCAGCAAAAGAAGCAGCCCGAGGTGTTACAACACCTATGCGTGAAGCTGCATTAGATCGTGCTAATCTGGGCAAGGAAGTTGCTCGATTGGAAGGTTTATCTGCCGAGTTAGGAGAACAAGCTGCAACTAAAGTGCAAGAAGTCCGTCGTTTGATGGAATTAGGAGATTTAGCAAACGCTAACGCTCGATTGGGTTTAATCAAACGCAACTTACCAGTCGGTTTAACTAAGTACACATATAGTGGTGAATTAGCTGAACGTGCTTTTAATGATTGGTCTAACAAGGCAGCGTCTGCGTCATTAGACTTAGGACAAGGTGCTCGATTTGCTCAAGAAGCCGCCGATACATTACGTTCATCGGGCATCAAACCATTAGAAAGTCAATCGTTAGTGCGCAGTCTTAGGTCTACCGCTAACAATCCAGAGTTTGCCGGTAACGATTTGTTACTTGGTTCTTTGCGTAACGTAAGTGAAGATATTGCAAAATGGACAGACAGCGGCGGCATTATCGACGCGCGTGCTCTTGACGCCATTCGTAAAAATTCCGTTAATGCTACGATAGCACAGATGCGCCCAGGCATGGACGCAGCTAGCCAACGAAATGCTGCTGCTGGTGTATTGGGTCAGATTAAGCCTGTAATCGACGATGCTATTGAAAATGCGGGTGGTACAGGTTATCGTGAATATTTGAAAGAACACGCAAAGCTGTCACAGAAGATTGCAGAAAAGCAATTAGCAGGAGAGGCATTAAATCTGTACAAAACAAATAAAGATGCATTTGTTCGTCTTGTACAAAATGAGTCACCAGAAACTGTAGAGAAAATACTTGGTCCGAACAAGTACAACATTGCAATGGAATTAGCCACTGACACACTCAATGTGTTAGAAAAAGAAGCCAAAGGTCATCTAACACGTATGGCAGCTAACAAGCAGGCAACCGAAGGACAAAAAGCACTTGCTACAGTAATTGAACAAAACACGTCACGTTTTAGGATACCGTCTTTTTTAAATTTTTGGGCTACTACCAGTAACAAAGCATTGGCAGAACTGCAAGAAAAAATAGGTATTAAGACAACTAACATTTTGTCAAAAGCTGCACAAAACCCACAAGCTGCTGCTGACTTGTTAGAATCATTACCTGCAAGTGAACGCTCGCGTGTACTTAACGCTATTAAAAATTCAACCCGTGTAAAACCCGTTGTTGCTCAGACCGCACGTGTTTATCCAATTAGTAACGCAATGGCTCCACAACCTGAATCTGAAAACGCCTTAGCACCATGAACACACCTGAAATAGACCCTGTAAAGTATGGCGTACTTTGGCAGCGCGTACAAGAAATGGACAAGAAGATGGACAAGATGGAAAACCAGATTGACCAGCTTCTTGCACTTGCTAACAAGTCCAAGGGTGGATTGTGGATTGGTATGTCTATAGTGTCTGCACTTTCAGCATTCGTTGGCTTCATTGTTAGTCACATTAAAAGCTAACCATGTTTAAACTTAGCGCTAGGTCATTGTCACGTCTTGAAGGTGTGCATCCCGACTTGGTTAAAGTTGTGCATCGTGCCATTCAAAACAGCACTGTAGACTTCGCTGTACTAGAAGGTTTACGTACACCTGAACGACAACAGCAGCTTGTTAAAGCAGGTGCCAGTCTTACGTTAAAAAGTCGCCATATTACTGGTCACGCTGTAGACCTTGGCGCTATAGTTGACGGTAAGATAAGATGGGACTGGCCGCTGTATTACAAGATAGCGGAAGCCATGAAGGATGCAGCAAGGGACTTAAAGGTTTCTATAACTTGGGGCGGCGATTGGACAATGTTCAAAGATGGTCCACACTATGAATTAAACAGAAAGGCATATCCATGAATCCAGCAATCGTATCAGCAATAATACGCCACCTATTAACTGTAACAGGCGGCGGTTTACTAGCATCCTGGGGCATTGACGGTTCAGCAGTTGAAGCTATCGCGGGTGCTGTAGCTACTTTAGCGGGTGTAGCTTGGTCAGTTTACGACAAACGTCAGCAAGCAAACGCTCCACAAATCCAGAACGATTAGATTCTGATGAATTGTAACGGGGGTAACTTTTTTTTACCTTCGTTACTTTAGCAGGGCAATCACGCCCTTGATTACACTTGTTGTTGCAACACTCCATTTTTTATCTCCGGTATATCAAGTTGAATGGTATCCTTGGCGTACATTATTTTATGTTTGACCAATGCTATTGCTTTTTCCATATCACGTACAGTAATAATCTCCATCTGCGCATCGTGTAATTCAAGTAAATCATTAAGCGCACCAATCTGTAAACCAGTAGGTCCAAACTTTTTTATTCGTTTACCACGTTCAATAATGTCAAAGATAGCTTGCCTACCTTTTATCATCACATTCTGATAATCTTCACCAAACCCCATCAAGCACAATGCTTCCGTCATGTTTGACATATCACGAAGTATTTGCATATCTGTGGCAGTAGCAGACCCATGAAGTAATGAAAACATAGATTCGCTATTCTTGATTTTTAATGTAAGTAACACATCGTTATGTTTACTAATTGGTGTTAACGACTCCATCACGTAAGCAACAGGATTCGTTAACACGTGCTTTGGTTTGTATTTACTACGCTTTCTCATTAAAAAATGCTTTTATGGTTATTGGCGCAATCTCTCTGCAAATGTCTAATATTTTCTCTGCAATTTCTCTATGCTCTTTTTGCGTAGACGGATGTAAACGACTTTGCAAGTAATGTATCCAACTACGCATTGTTCCGTTCATGTATAAACGACTCGGTGTAAGACCTTCTGGTAATAACGCTCTGGCTTGTTCCTTGGCTACACCATTTCTAATTGCTTCTCTGTATCTAAAATAAGCCTCACCCCAGACTATATATTGATAATCTCTCCAATCTTTTTGTAAAGATTTATCATCACACGGTAAACTGTTTTGACGGTTTTTTGTATCTTGCAAACGACACTCACGCAATATTGGTTCTCCGAGTGTTTCAATGTCGGCATAGCGTTGGCTAAACTCCTGAAAACTGAATGATCGGTGACGCAATACTTGTCGTGCTATATCGCGGGTTGTGTTTATTTCTACACACACATTAACCATCTCAAACGGTGATACGTGACCCTCACGCATCATGTAATTTAATAACCCCTCTATATTGGTGTTAGCTTGGTTTGAAGGATTTGATACCCTAGCAATCGCAGCAATCATAAAATCTGCGTCAGGCGTAGCCCAGATTAGTTTAACAGTCATTTTGATTCCTTTGGTATTTTTGGTAATGGTGCCCAATGGCTAAAGAATGCTTCTGCTTTAGTTTTGGGTGTCAGTTGCCCGTACATAGCTACACCGCTTTTACCAAGCAACTGCACTTTGACACCACATGGACAAGTTTCTAAAGGTTGCCAGTAATATGATGCGTCAACTACTGCTGCACCGCTACCGTCAATCCTGTAGTCAGAATCAAATAATGCGTCTTTAACTTTACCCATGATTACTCTCCGTTGCGCGGTTCAAGTAAGCAGTTAAACGCTCGACACGAGCCTGGTGATACTCACACATAGACAATGCGTATTCCTGCGCTGAATGGGCTTCCAGCAGCATTCGTTTGGCATCCTCTAGTTCTTGCAACGCCAGCATTTCAGCACTCGGTTTACGAAAAGGTGCACTCATAAAATCAATTAAATCTTTTAACATTACATTTACTCCTTAAATAATGTGTCACAAGTGTATCACACTTGTTTTACAAAAATTCCTTCTTTTGTCAAATAACCTTTACGATTTTTAATTTCATCATACGCACCCCATAAACACTGTGTCAGGTCAATGTTCATCACGGCACACACCATAATCAGCGTTACCACGATGTCACCTATAGCATCCTTGGCTGCATCTATGTCGTTCTTATTCAGTGCATCAAACAACTCTGTCACTTCCTCTAGTGTCTTGATTGCTTGGGACTGTGCTGTGGCGTTCTGCACAATACCGCGTGCTTCACCCCACTGAATAACTTTCATCTCAACGTCTGCGAAACTCATTTCATACTCCTTTAGATTGACGATATTGTTTGACCGCATTACGCAGTCCTGCTTGGGTTGTAGCCTTTTCATCTAATGCTAACGCTTGCGCTTGGTCAAGCGTGTCCTGCATCAGTATCCGGTGGCACATTACCGGTGCTCCTTGCCCTTGTCGTCTTACACGGGCATTGAACTGTTCGTACAGGTCAAGACTCCAGTTAAGACCGTACCAGACAAGGATGTGCCCATTCTTCTGTAGTCCATCAATACCATGCCCCATGCTTGCCGGATGACCAATCATCAATTGACAATCGCCAGTTTTCCAACGGTGCATGGCATTGGTTAATGATGTTTCTGTTTTACAGTCGGTTAGATTAACAGGGTCTAGGTGCTTGAATCGCTCCATGATTCGTGCAGCATCACTTCGATAGGCATACGAACACAACACTGGTGAACCGTTAGCTTCATCTATGATTTCCTCTAACGCTTCCAGCTTCATGTCGTGCACTGGTTCCCATAGCGGTATACCCGCTATTGGATACATTGCACCATTGCTAAACTGTAAACACTTGTTGGTCAACGCTGCTTGGTTAAACGCTTCAACTTCTTTGCCGCTGTCTAAGACTAGGAAAAACTCCTTTTCCAGCTTGTCATACTTAGCGCGTAAATCATCGGGCATTTCAATCTCGATGTTGTTCACAATTAAGTCAGGTAACGGGTTGTAGTCCTCTGCGCTCATTTCCAGCGTTATGTCACCAATCAGCTTCTTAATGGTGTCCTCTGTATCCTCATAAGGTACTTCCTTGTACGGTCCCACTTTGCGGTAGAACCTAGTACGGAACGCTGTCTTACTTGTACCTAGACGTTCACCCTTGTCCACTACTAAATACTGTCCATGTAGGTCTTTGTAACCATTAGATGCGGGTGTACCAGTCAGTCCAGTAGTCCACTCGAACTGGTCAGCTATCTTCTTGAATGACTTTACCCGTTGCGTTGCACTGTTTTTCATCTTGCTTATTTCGTCCCACACGATGCCGTTGAATGGCATCGGGCGGTTCTTCTTCACAAAATACGTTTGCAGTGTTTCAGCAAGCCAGCCAAGGTTTTCATAGTTGATAAGGTACACATCAGACGGGCGAAGTAAAGCACGTGTACGTTGGTCTTTAGTACCTGCAACAATGCTAAACTTTAGATGCTTAGTGTGCTGCCACTTGTCGGCTTCTTGTCGCCATACCAAACGGATAACACGAATAGGTGCAACAATAATCACGCCACGCAGAAAACCAGTATTCAATAAATGCGCTAGACTGGTCAGTGTGATAACAGTCTTTCCTAATCCCATATCGAGCCACAACATAGAGTGTGGATGGGTACATTGGAAATTGACTGCTTTCTTTTGGTAGTCGTGAAGTAGGTCAAGAGTTAGCATTATTTACTCCGCAACCAAGAAGGTAAATTGGTTTTTGGTAAATCAAATTCCCATCTGATTTTTGCAGAATCGCTCTGCAATACATTTCTTTTTCTGGACGATGTATTCCAATCTATTAATTCTGTTTCCGCACCGATGTACCAATTAGCAGCTTTGTATATGGTTCCTAAATGAACTTCCTTATCCTGGTAAGAAATTAACTTTTCAATATCTGCGAATTTTTTTACAATTTGTTTAATCATCAATGAAATCACTCTAGTTGCTGTATTTTTTGGGCAAACGTCAGACAAGGCTAATCTACGCAGTTCTAACGTAGTCTTTCCATTTTTCATTCTGTTTTGTGCAACGGGACTTGACCAGATAGCGCAACCAATAATTGATTGTTTGTACATAAATACAAAACATACGTAATGAGTATTTCGTACTACGTTAGACCAATGTATTTTTGGTAATCTGCTATGCCAAACACCATTCAATAAACAAGCAAACTGTGCGCCGCATTCGTGAATACTTATTGACTTCACTTCTACATCGTCCACACAATCAGTAATAACACCAACTAATTCTCCAATTGCGAGAGTAGTTTCACTGCTCATAATCCCATCACCATCATGTCTACCATCATCTTGCCTTCTTCTACGTTGTCAATCACAAACACGGATACCTTGTGTTGCTGTAGTCGAATGTGCTCACGTTCTTGTGCAGGTGTAGGCTTTTGTCCTTCACGTTTAAATTCGCAAAACCACACCTTACCATCAGGTCGAATAAACAATCTGTCAGGTACAGCCATTCGAGCAGGACTGGTGAACTTGTAAACCAGTACGTTTTTGGTCTTAGCGTATTCGCAAACCTTGGCTTCAATTTGTTTTTCTAACATGGTTATTTCCAATCGTCTGCTTTGTCTTTGCGCATTTCTAATTCAATCAGCATGTCGATGTAGTGCCTAGCTTTGCGTAGGTCATCAATACCGTTTTTCTTGCGCCAGCGACTAACGTACTTGATTACATTACCTTCCATGTAACCTATTCCGTTTGCATAGATGTACTCTACGGGTTGAATTGGCAAATCTTTGTAATGATTGCCGCATTCTTGTTTACTTAAGCTAGACCCAGACATAATTTCTCCACTTCTTGAATGTAATAATCAAAATCAATCGGTAGCTTGCCTGCATCTTTTATGTCGTTGCAGACTTGCACACCCCATCCACTCTCCACACCAATCTTGCGCCAATCGGTCTTACCCTTTAGTGGTGGCATCCACTTGAACAACGGCTTACCACCTTTGGCAATGTAGTAGCGCGAAGTGTTTTGTATGCGCTCATCACCCCATGTGAGATAGCTAGAGCGTGGTACCTTGGTGCGCAACATGAAGTCCATCACATCAGACCATTGCTCAATCGTTTGTCGTATAGGTGCGCCTTGAGTCAGTACCTTTTCAGCAACTTTAGGTATCACTAAACCACCTGCGTTCTGATGCCAACCTACCTTGTACTCGTATGCACCCTTGCGCTTAACGCTGCCATCTTCGTACTCTGCTAGGTAGTTGTTCACGTCACGAATTGACATACGTTTGTACGTGGCATCTTCAAGCGTCAATCCGGTTAACTGCTCCCACCACAAACGTGCACCCTGCACATCGCTTGTCTTGTTACGTGGTACTGTGACCGTTACACCATCAGTATTGACCTGCACCAGTCGTAAGCCTGATATGGTCATTAGCTGCTCCGCTAACAGACATAGCAGTAGTTGACCATTCAGGGTAATAGTCATGGTATACAACGGGTCGTAAAACACGCTGTACTGGTTGTTGCTGTCACCATACACACCATTCAATGCCAACTTCAACATTGCGCTTTCTGCTGACTTCTTAGGGTACTGCTTGCGCTGTTCGAACAAGTGCTTGTATATACTGACGAACTCCTTGCCAAGATGGGCAGGGTAAAAACCGTTGACGATAGCGAGGTTGGGGTAGTAACTGGTAACGTCCAAATCAATGATGATATTCTCGTCATCGGATTGCACCACTGTTGATTCCACTGAGCCATGAATACCCCCTAATCCGAATACAAAAGTGAACCCATTCACTGTGGCAGTCAGGTCATTAAATACGCCTTTGGTTTCAGTAATTGACTGTGACTTAAGCCAGTGCAACACTCGATTAAATTCAGGATGTTTAAACTCTATCCATGGCAAGATAGCATCACGCAAATTGATTACAGGTCGTCTTGTTTGCCGTGGTGTTCGTCCCTTTTGACTGTAGTCGTAACAAGGTACACCAGCTTCTTCCAGCTTCATTACAAAGAAGTCTTTACCAATCTTAGTGTCGTTGTAATTGAGCCAGTCTTTGCCAGAATACAACGTGTTAAGATTTTCGCGAAAACTTAACATATCCTGAGTATGTGCATAAAAAACCTTGGTTTTCTGTACATCATGCTTGTTGTAAACCTTCAACACTTCGACTTGCTCACGGGTCAATACAGTACCTACGGGAAAAGGTAAGTCCTGAATAGTGTCGGAGCGCATATTGAATTGCAAAGACTTCAAGCTAGTAGTACGCGACTTGTTGTCAAAATGATGTATCTTGAATAAATCAATCTGCTCCACGAACCGGTCAGACGGATTAACTTGATGTATCCACTTGTTATCGTCATCTTGCGCGTTGATAATCGCTTGCGCCTTTTCATAAAGGGTGTGTGCTGAACTCACACCCATGCGGATAAGTTGGTGTAGTACAGGATAGTCAAAGCCAAGGTTATTAAAACCAACCATGCGGGCGTTGGATTCTTTAAGGTAACGCAAGAACTCTACTATTTCACGCGAATCATTGCGCCAATCGCTAATCTCAAAATACCACTGCATAGGCAGTTCAGCGTGCTCAACCGCTAACGTAAACACATTAGGGTATGTTTCAATATCATAGATGTAGTCACGCATTACATTTACTCTTTACAGTAGGCGGGGCTTCGATTTGGTCTTTGACATGGTGCGCGTGAAAGCAGAAAAACCGCACACATCAACATCCTCGAATGTCTGCTTAACAGCCCCCTAATAATTAGCCTAAGAACGACGGCATACCAAACGGTGCAGCAGGCATAGCAGGTTGTGCACTGGCGGCAAATCCAGAAACAGCGGCTTGTTGTACCGCGCCAAACAAGTTAGACGCATCAGCAACTCCTTCACCAAACGGTTTATCATCGGCGGCAAACTGTATGGCAATTAAATCGCAACGAATACCGCGACCATGCTTGTTGTCTTGTGTCCAAGGCTTTACAGCAGCGTTGACACGGCAACCACCATACATCTTACGTGCCAGTGTTTGATACGCCATAGTATTATTCGGGTCAATAGCAGTACCATCTGCCTGAATCATCTGTGGCGCAGAGTCACGACCAGCAGTAATGTAAACGTTACCAGCATACCCATCGTAAGGTTGAAAAGTTTTCTTGTTAACCTTCTCGTTACCTTGACCAAAGCAGCGGGTCTTACGATCTTGCTGAATCATTCCCATCACGGCTTGAGCGTGTTCTTTCCACTTCTCCAATGCCAAGGCACCATAACGTGCCATGAATTGTTGAAAGCCAGGATGGTCTTGTGGCATCAAGAACTCGCAGTTATAGCTAATTCGAGTTGCACCAGTGACTTCGTTAACCTGCTTCTGCGGGTCTGCGAGGTGTGGAAAACACAAACGGACGTTGGATAAAAATACAATATCAGACATTACAATTACTCCTAAAGTTACATGAGCCAAGATGGCAAGGATTCAGTAGCGGGTGCTACTTCTACAGCAGCAAACATAGGTGCTGCATTCGTTGTGACGGCAGGACGCGCGTCAGATTCGGGAACTACAGTTAACTTACCAGCGAGTTTAGAAACATACTCCTGATTCATTAACTTCAATTGTCGGTCAGTGAGTGATACCTTAGTACCATCACGTTTTTCCCACGATAGTTTCTCAGCCTTAGCTGGTGACACAAGTTTGGTTTCATAGATAGCAGTCTTAGGAATACCCATCTTGATTAGCTTTTCAGCCATTTCATGTTCAGGTAACACCCAAGCACGTGAACCACGACCATTAACCAGTTTAAGACCAGGTATTGATTGACCAGCTTCAAGGCGGCGTTGCGCTTCCTTCTCTACACCCTCAATGAGTTGTCGCATTAAGGGTGCTGCTTCCATGATTTGCCTGATTTGGTCATCAGACATAACAGCAGGGTCTTTGTTTGCGCTTTGTTGCGCGACGTCTAACACGTCAGTTTTTACAGGTTGAAACATAACACCAATCTCTTTCATTACATTACTTGCCAGCGCAGAGCATGAACCCTTTGCACGACAATATTTACATTGACTTTCACCTGATACCAGCGGCGCATTTAGCGCATCTGTAGCTAATGCTTCACGAGTTAACACATCAACACGTTGTAATAGATACGACACTGGTACATCCCATGATACCACTGGATTCATACCTTTTAAAGCAAGTTTGGGTTGAATAATGGTCATTCGAACTCGTTTGAATGGATACATCTGCGGCATATTGATTGGTAACCGATATTCCGCTAACTTACCAATCGCATACTGTTCAAGTTGCATATTGTTTTCAGCTTCAACCGGTGCCATACCATCTTTGTAGTCGATTATTTCTAGCGTATCATTAGCAACAATCTGACAATCCACTGTGCCCGACAAGTCATCACGACCTGTAAACCATGAAGGATTGACACGCTTCTCAGATATGACTTCGGCGTTTTCGTAGAACGCTGCAATGTGTCCGGCAATGTAGTCAATCGCAACCTTGACACGTTCAGCGCGTGACTGGTCAACAACAAACTCTCCATCATCGTCTTTTAACTTTACACCGACCATGTTCAAAGGGTTTGCCAGACCAGCCTTGATGCAGTGCTCTAGCAACGTGTGCGAATGGGTGCCATCAATAGCAGCGGCACCACTACGCTCATCAGGGTATTTAGCTTCCTCGCGTACACTGCCAGGACATAACGCCCAACGGTGCCGCTTGGATGGTGATAGTTGAGCGTGTGTAGTCATTACGATACTTTCAGGGCTTCAATACCTGCAAACAGTGCAGCATAGTCGGACTGTTTAATATCATTGATGTTCTGATAACCCAGACCAGTGAGCACATTCTGAATCTGTGCACCCTTCTGCGGTCCCATCGTGCGATATGCAGCCATTACATAATCAATCAGACCTTTACCATCGGTAAACGGTGCAGCAGCACTAGGAGCAGCTACGGGTGCAGGTGCAGCAGGTGCGAATGTAGGCGGTGCTGGCATAGCGGGTGCAGGTGCGGGTGTAGGCGCAACCACTGGAGCAGGTGTAGGTAAAGGAGCCACAACAGGCGCAACTACTGGAGCAGCTACAGGTTCGGGTGCTTTAACAACTGGAGCAGGTGCAACTACTTCTGCAACAGCTTGTTTAGTTTCATGGGGTAACGCATCAATCAATGACTGAATTACTTTTGTGTTGGCGATAATGGCTTGTGCAATCATCTGGATTGTGGAATCATTCATATAACTTATCCTTTACAGTTACGGGTTTTTGGATTGTGAGTCGTCCATCAATGAACGCCTCTACGAGTTCACGTAAGACTTCGCTAGGTTTCCCAAACGGTGTAGCCTTACGCACGAACATGGTTCTGGTCTTAGACGGTATACGTACAGTCAAGAACGAGGATTTGGTTGCTTGCATGATTAATTAAAATTTCTAAAATGTTGCACAACTGTACCACAACTGTGTAACAATGCAATACCTAGACAAAGTTTTTTAAAAATATTTATGACAGCCGTTCAAACCATACAACAGCATCCAGCATCAGTAGACCTCTACATCCGACACGGCTGGAGCCTTGTTCCTATTCCCTTTGGCACCAAGGGTCCACGCACACCAGGATGGAACCGTAAAGAAAATGCCCTGCGAAGTCATACCGATTTACCATCAGGCTTTGGTATTGGTCTTGCCCATGCGTACAGCGGTACGATGGCACTTGATATTGATAATTGGGACAGAGCCGTTGAATTGTTGCGTAAAAACAACATAAACCTGCAAGAATTATACGATGCAATAGATGCCGTAATTATTAATAGCGGTAAGGCTGGACACGGTAAACTGCTTTATGGTATGCCGTTTGGTCTAACGCTACCATCGAAAAAGATTGTGCATAATGGCGTGACTGTGTATGAGTTACGCTGTGCCACATCGAATGGTCTAACGGTGCAGGACGTGTTACCACCAAGCATCCATCCTGAAACACTCAGACCTTACCAGTGGTCAGGACGTGGGCAGTGGACAAACCTTCCCATGATACCCCAAGCATTGTTCGACTTGTGGCAATCGTTACTAGAGCAGGATAACGAGTGCACCATTGACCACAACGCCGGTATTGCTACCAACTGGACAGAGATTAGACAAGCACTTGAATACATATCAGCCGATTGTTCGCGTGACGAGTGGATAAACATCGGCATGGCGTTACATTGGGCTGGTACGCAGACAGAGCAGATAGACCAAGCGTTGCAACTATGGCACGACTGGAGCCAGACCGGACAGAACAAATACCCAGGCGAGCGAGAAATACTCATCCAGTGGCATAGCTTTAAATCCGACAAGTCAACGGCAGTAAAACTTGGAACACTGTTCCACATCGCCCGTCAGCATGGATGGGTTCGACCCATGCCCGATGCGTCGGCATTGTTCGCTAAAGTTGACACGCCAGCTATGGAGCCGCTTAGTTTGCTGGACAATCTGCGCCCAAAGCCCCCAGAGATGAACATTGATTTATGGCCTGAAATCCTGCGTCAGCGTTCATCTGAAATATCAGAGAGTGTAGGTTGTGACCCTTTGGTACCATTGTTCGCAGGTCTAGCTGCCATCTGCGGTGTTGTTGATGCACGTATCAGACTTGAATTAATGCCAGGCTTTAAAGTGCCGCCAGTGTTGTGGCTTATGACACTAGGCGACCCGGCAGATAAAAAGTCTCCAGGTAGTCGTCCGATGTTATCGCCTTTGCGCAACATTGAAGCAGAAGATAGACCACGATACGCCAAAGAACTACTCGATTGGGAAGGTAAAGAAGCAGCATACGCCAGTTCTAAAAAAGCATTCCTTGAATGGTCAGCCAGTCCCGAAGCCATGTTGGGGTCAGACCAAGCACCAACAGTTACAGAAATGCCACCACAACCAGTGCCATTAAAAATCACAGTGTCCGACATTACCAGCCAGAAACTAGTACGTTCTGCCGCCGACCGTCCACGTGGCTTACTGTGCCACCTTGACGAAATGAATAGCTGGATTCGCAAATTGACCGACAAGAGCAGCGGAGAAGATAGGTCAGCATGGGTTGTGTCGTATGAGTCAGAGCACTACGAGATGGATCGTGTCGGTGCTGGTTCTATTCATTGTGAGAATCTGGCAGTATCAATTTACGGCAATATCCAGCCGACAGTGTTTAAACAAAATGTAGCATCATTAGCAGCAGATGGACTACTGCAACGCTTCATACCAGGCATATTGCGTGCAGGTAAGACTAAACTAGGCCAGCCAGTACCAGAGTGTATGACTAGTGCAGCAGCATGGGAAAACACCCTGCGTTTGACTTATTCTTTACCACCTCAGACCTATCAATTGTCATTCGAAGCATACATGGCGTATCGTGAGTTCCAAGCATGGTATGAGGATGCAAAGCGCGATGAGCGAGTGATTAACAGCGGTGACGTATACATGACTGCGTTTGGTAAGCTGGAAGGTTTAGCCGGTAGGCTTATCTTGTTATTTCACATCATTGAATCGCCATTTATGCCCCAGGTGCAGGCAGACATTGTGCATAGGGTTGTGTCGCTTGTACGTGGTTACATTATTCCAGCATATCGCTATGCGTTTGGCGAAGTAGGCGGCGCAATAGAGCACGATTTTGACCAGTGGGTTATTGACTACATTGTGCAGATTAGCAGCGACGTCCAGACGATTACGCTGCGTGACCTGAAAAAATCAGCACGTAGACCGTTAGAGGGTAGGACAGACTGGCAAAAAGAGCAGGCCGTAATGGATGCCATGTTGACTTTAGAAAATGCCGGATGGGTTATTCAAGTGGAAAACGAACTTAACAAGAAGCGCGTTACATGGGCCATAAATCCAAGCATCTCCGAAGCATTCAAGGACTACAGAAAAGAAGTATTAAAGGCCAGGCAGCGACATGCGGATTACATCTACCGGTATGCTACGGCCAAGGGTTATGAACGAAAAATAATCAAGGGTTATGACCCCGATACGATGGACGATAAAAAGAACAAGTACAAATACGACGATGAGGATGAATGAAAAAACCGGCGTGAGCCGGTTTTATTTTAGTTCTTTAAATCAGGGTTAACGTGCATCATTCCCTGCAAGTAAACCTGAAATGATGCCTTAGTATCAGTCTCCAGCGGCATTTTACGGATTCTATCTATCATCTCCTCTAATGCGCTATTCCATCCCGACAAGAAAATCCACTTGGCCGCGTCCTGATTGTCCAGTAATAGCGTGCCGTATAAATGCTCAAAGTGTTCTAGTGCTGTTTTCATTTTTTACCCCTAGGCAATAGTGATTGATGTATAGCCGGTGCGAGTGCTTCAATCATACCTAATATCTCAATCAGTCGATGAGTGGCAGCACCAGGTTCGCGTTCTGCGTTACACCACTTACGAAGTGTAGGCACTGGTACGCCGAAATAATTACTAGCTTGTTTTTCATTTAGCCCTAGTCTTTCAATTGTGGCTTTAATGCGCTCAGCAAAGCCATTAGAACGCGCTACAAGCGATTTTTTAACATTAGTCATAGTCTCGGTACTCCGATAGGTTAACGCGCCTACAATGGCGAGTATAGGGTTAGTCAATTAGATAAATGATGAGTGCGGCCACACCGGCCGCAAGTGCTGCGATTAGCATAATTAGAAAGTAGGGCTAGACACTACTTCCTCATAATATGCGCGCATGGGCATGACGTAGGCATGGACAACATCGTATAGATTGCAATAGCCAGGTTTGTCACCGTTTTGCTGAATGATGTAAGGTAATCTGGATTTGTGGATTGTCTGGCCAGCTTTGTTAACCATTGCTGCATACTCAGGGTCAAAATATGCTTTTTCTCCGGTCTGTTTACTGGTTATAACGCGACGCCAATCTGGATACTTTGCATCTATAACTGGCACAGTCAATGTACCGTTTTCCGTTCTGATGCTAACTGTAGCGCCATCAACTTGGTTAAACATTACCGCGTACTTACTTTTAATTCCATCAATGTATTGCCGGTCGATTGTGATGCTGGCCGGCTCATGTACTTCGCTATCAATGCGAGCAATAGCGATGGCGTGACCGTTACTAGCCACCGCGAACGTGCCATTAACTGATTGTTCAATGTGCAGGCTATTAAGATAAGACCTAATGTCTTTTTTACCTGCGAATAGCATTAGAGCCTTGATTGTGCTGATTTCAATTGAAGTGTTAATCATGATGTTACCTTTACAAAAATTACAGTTACGAAACCGGGCCAGGATTGAACCCGCCTATACGCCCACAATGTAGGCGCATAAACTGACTCAAGCACTTAACCCATAAAACAGCATACAAGCCAGACCTAGGCCAATAGCTACGGCAAGTGCGTAGTCTGCAAATTGTTCAATTGTGCTCATGGTCAACTCCTTAGAATTGTGCATATACGATAGTGCCAGCATCGGTAGTGCCGACGATTGTGCTGTGATGTTCTAAGAACTGCATCACATCGTCAAGTTCTATGCTGCAATCGTTTGCTATCTGCTCAGGTGTTGCTTCAGCATAAGTGCAGCACAACTCGACTACATCGAGTTCGTAACTTGGTTCAAGTTCTTCCAAGAAGTCAAACAAAACGCTTAAACCTCCGTAACTAAACTGGTCTTTGCGGCCAGCATAGAAAAATGCATCGCGAAATTGGTTAACGTGGTTGATTGATATGTGCATGATAAATTACTCCATTACATTGTTACAGTTACGTTATGCACCTAGACTAGCGCATGAGTGAATTATATCACCGTTTTGCCCCACTGGGTGAAGTTTAACAAAATAATTGCATCTTTTTTGTTTGTCCTGCTAGCCGGTGACAAAGTGCCCTTTTAACTTTGGGGTAAGGTTTTTGGATTTGCTTAAAATCTGTGCAAATAGGAAATGTGTTTATTTTCGCCTTGCCTGCGCGAAAGGCGTGTTTGTCATCGACGTACAAAATAACCCAATGGCACGCTAATTTTGTACCCAGTGTATCACTTACAACTATTCCCACTGGGTCACGTATTTCCACTGGGTTTGTCATGTTCCCACTGGGTTTTGTGTGCAATGTAACCCAGTGGCACAGTGTTTCCACTGGGTTTTGTGTGCTATATGATGCGCTGCACCAGCTACTTGGTGCCGTGATTCTGGTGCCTAGCTGCTCGATTCCTGCTGCTTGATTGCCACCCTAGTGTGGATTCTGGCGAGGAGGGGGGAGGGGGGACCGGCGCCATACCGGTCACGGCTACGTAGGCATCACAAAAACTTTAAAAATTTTTTCATAATCAAAAACCCAATGGGTGCGTTACACCGTAAAACTGTAAAAAATTTTTGCAAATTGAAAACCCAATGGAAAACGTTACACCGTAAAACAGTGATACACACAAATACAAAGTCGTGCTATCATCTGAACCACTATGGAACAAGCAAACACTCGAACTATAGGCGCGGTTGTCACCGGTGAGACTCCACTACCATCTTGGCTTTCGTGCCCTGACCCTAAACCTCCAAAACCCACACCGGAGGCTCGTGCCCTATTGCACCTTGAATATGAGCAAATATTTGAACGTGTAATCGAAGGCATATACCGAGGTAACTTTCTAAGAAACCTCATTGAAGCCGACCATCGAGTTATCAGCTATGAAGATTTTATGCGTTGGGTTAAGCGTGATCCCCAGCGCTACGAACGGTTTTTGGAATCGCAAGAAATGTCGGCCATATTTGAGGTTGATGACGCACTCAAAATTGCCGATGGTATAAATTCAATTGATTCAAATTCCAACGATACAGTTAATCGGGACAAGTTGCGCATTGACATTCGAATGAAACGGGCAGGTTTTCACCATAAAAAACGCTACGGTGAGACTAAGCAGATTGAATTTGGTGGAACTATATCTATTACCGAAGCACTCGCACAGGCACAAGCTAGGATTATTGAATCGGAAGTAGTTGATGTGTCGGACGTAACACCTCGATTGGAGAATGATTATGAGTGATGCACCAGAGGGTTACAACTGCGTTGTTTGCGGTAGGTTTATTGAAGCTGATGAATACGGAGTAATTGTTCACGATGACGTACCTCATCCACCAGACATGAACTTTGCAGATGAGGAGAACCCACAATAATGCAACAGATGCGCTATTCACCGGAGGAGGAGCAGTTACTGATGAGTCAACTGTGGTCACCTTCAATAAAGGATGACCCTGAAACGTTTGTACTGTATGCGTTTCCCTGGGGGCAGAAGAACACTCCACTTGAACACTTTAAATCACCTCGCGCATGGCAGCGTAGAACGCTGCGGCGCATACGGGACTTTATTAAAGAGAACCGTGGCAGGATGACTAACGGTGAGTTGATTGATGCGATGCGTAGAGCCGTGTCGTCTGGTCGTGGTGTGGGGAAGTCGGCACTTGTCAGTTGGTTAATCTTGTGGATGCTGTCCACCCGCATAGGGTCTAGCGTGATTGTAAGCGCCAACAGTGAGAACCAGTTGCGTAAGGTTACGTGGGGTGAGTTAACTAAGTGGGTCACAATGTCGTTAAATGCGCACTGGTGGGAGCCAACGGCTACAAGTTTAAATCCTGCACGATGGTTGACTGAACTTGTCGAGCGTGACCTTAAGAAAGGCACACGTTATTGGGGTGCTGAGGGTAAGTTATGGAGTGAAGAAAACCCCGATGCGTATGCGGGTGTGCACAATATGGACGGGATGATGGTCATATTTGATGAAGCATCAGGTATACCGGACAGTATATGGTCAGTGGCTGCGGGGTTTTTTACTGAGAACATTTTGGACCGGTATTGGTTTGCGTTTAGTAACGGTCGTAGGAATACAGGCTATTTTTACGAAGCGGTGGATGGTAGCAAACGGGACTTTTGGGAAAGTGAAAAGATTGACGCGCGTACTGTAGAAGGTACAGACAAGTCGATTTATCAGCAGATTATTGAAGAATACGGTGAAGATTCAGATGAAGCGCGGGTAGAGGTGTATGGGGACTTTCCTAAATCGGGACAAGACCAGTTTATTTCACCACACATCGTAGATGATGCGATGAAGCGCCCGAAGTATAAAGACATGACTGCACCGATTGTGATTGGTGTTGACCCTGCACGCGGTGGTATGGACAGTACAGTAATTGCAGTGCGCCAAGGTCGTGACATTGTGGCAATAAAACGGTTTAGGGGTGACGACACCATGACCACAGTCGGGCACGTTATTGATGCGATAGAAGAATACCGCCCTACACTGACTGTAATTGATGAAGGCGGTCTGGGTTATGGGATACTTGACCGATTGACGGAGCAGAAGTATAAAGTGCGTGGTGTTAACTTCGGTTGGAAAGCGAAGAACCCTGTAATGTGGGGTAACAAGCGTGCTGAGATATGGGGTGCGATGCGTGATTGGCTTAAGACTGCCAGTTTGCCGCAGGATAGAATACTCAAAGCAGACCTGACCGGACCGATGAAGAAGCCTAACTCGGCAGGTACTATATTTTTAGAGGGTAAAAAGGAAATGAAGGCTCGTGGATTGGCTTCACCCGATGCTGCTGATGCCATTGCTGTAACTTTTGCCTATCCTGTTGCACATCGAGAGTTTACCAATCGTACAACTTCACGTTACAATGCACAAAACGGTGCTGTTTCTACCGGATGGATGGGCGCATAATGGCTACTAAAAAAGGTGTTTCGCTAAGTGTTGGACGTGGTGAGAAGTTGCCAGTGTCTAAAGGTGCTGGACTGACCGCTAAAGGTCGGGAAAAGTACAATGCTGCAACGGGTAGCAATTTAAAAGCGCCAGCACCTAGTCCTAAGACCGATGCTGACAAAGGACGCAAGGCAAGTTTTTGTGCCCGTATGGAGGGTGTTGTAAAAAACGCCAAAGGTCCAGCAGAACGCGCTAAGGCGTCATTAAAAAGATGGAAGTGCTAATATGAAATCGTCAAAACCTGGTCTTTACGCCAATATTCACGCTAAACGTGAACGAATTGCCGAAGGTAGCGGTGAGAAAATGCGTAAGCCTGGTGCCGCTGGTGCGCCAACGGCTAAAGCATTTAAAGAATCTGCTAAGACTGCTAAACCTGCCAAAAAAGGCAAATAATATGCCACTCGTAAAGTCTAAAAGCCCAGAAGCATTTCGTAAAAACGTTAAAGCCGAAGTTGCTGCGGGTAAACCTGTTAAGCAAGCCGTGGCTATTGCGTATTCTGTTAAACGTGAAGCTGCTAAATCGGCACCCAAGGGTAAAAAATGAATTTGAAACCGTTAAAACAGTGCGTTTTAGTCGAGCGTGACATTCAAAAGCAAGAAGGTCTAATTGTTCTACCTAAAGAAAAACTGTTCAGTGGTGTAGTAAAAGCTATTGGTCCTAAAGTCGAAGAATTGATGGTCGATGATCACATTCTTTTTGGTGAATACAGTGGTCAACCCGTTAAGCATGATGGTAAAGAATACCTTATGATGAATGAGTCTGATGTAATTGGAGTGTTACATGGCTGATTATTCTGGAATGGCTGCTGTTGAAAAAGTAGCAAACGGTGGAACTGATAAATCTGATTTGTTATCCACTGCACGCGCACGTTTAGACATGGCTATTTCGGCATTGTCTGAATCACGCGAGGATGAGATAGATGATTTACGATTTTATGCTGGCTCTCCAGATAATCATTGGCAATGGCCTGCTGATGTGTTGGCAACGCGCGGTGCAGTACAAGGACAAACTATTAATGCACGTCCTTGCTTGACCATTAACAAGTTACCGCAGCACGTTCGTCAAGTCACTAACGACCAACGGCAAAATCGCCCATCAGGTAAAGTTATTCCTGCTGATGATGGCGCTGATGTTGAAGTGGCTGAAATATTTAATGGTGTTGTGCGACACATTGAATACATTAGCGACGCTGACGTGGCATACGATACAGCGTGTGAAAATCAAGTATCTTATGGTGAAGGTTACATTCGTATTCTGACTGAATACTGCGACGAAAACACTTTCAACCAAGACTTAAAGATTGGGCGTGTACGCAACAGTTTTAGCGTATACATGGACCCGCTTATTCAAGACCCTTGTGGGTCTGATGCGCAGTGGTGTTTTATCACTGAAGACATCACCAAAGAAGAATACCATCGTAAATATCCCAAAGCATCGCCAGCTAACACCTTGCAAACGCTTGGTGTAGGCGACCAGTCTATCAGTAACTGGATTAATGAAAACACAGTACGAATTGCTGAGTATTACTACATCGATTACGACCGTGTTAAGTTGAATCTTTATTCTGGTAATCAAACAGCGTTTGAAGGTACACCAGAAGATAAGATGATGAAAGCACAGTTTGGTAAACCATTACGTTCACGCGAGTCTGAACGTAAAAAGGTCAAATGGTGCAAGATTAACGGCTACGAGATTCTTGAAGAAACTGATTGGGCTGGTAAATACATCCCAGTCGTGCGTGTAGTTGGTAATGAATTTGAAGTTGACGGGCGTTTGTACGTCAGCGGCATAGTGCGTAATGCCAAAGATGCGCAACGTATGTATAACTATTGGGCTTCGCAAGAAGCTGAAATGTTAGCATTGGCACCCAAAGCACCGTTTATTGGTTACGGTGGACAATTTGAAGGTTATGAGCAACAGTGGAAAACTGCTAACACTCAGAACTGGCCGTACCTAGAAGTCAATCCTGATGTTACCGATGGTCAAGGTAGTATGTTGCCGTTACCGCAACGTGCGCAGCCACCAATGGCTTCTAGTGGGCTATTGCAAGCTAAAGCAGGTGCATCGGAAGATATTAAATCGGCTACTGGTCAATATAACGCATCGTTGGGTATGGGTAGCAATGAGCGTTCCGGTAAAGCTATTCTGGCACGTCAACGTGAAAGCGACACTGGTACATATCACTACGTAGACAATTTAGCTAGGGCAGTGCGTCACGTTACCCGTCAGTTGGTAGACCTTATTCCTAAGATTTACGATACTGAACGTATTGCGCGGATTATTGGTGAGGATGGTACACCGGACATGGTGAAATTTAATCCTGACCAGCCCGAAGCTGTACGAAAGATTGTCAATGAGCAAGGTATTGTTATTGATAAGGTTTACAACCCATCCGTCGGTAAGTACGATGTTGTTGTTACCACAGGTCCAGGTTACGCCACTAAACGTCAAGAAGCTCTTGAAGCGATGGCGCAGTTGTTGCAGGGTAATCCTCAACTCTGGGCTGTTGCTGGCGATTTGTTCGTTAAGAACATGGATTGGCCTGGAGCGCAGCAAATGGCGAAACGATTTGCTCGAACCATTGACCCTAAACTTATGGATGATGCTGAAGATAATCCTGCGTTACAAGCTGCACAAATGCAGATGCAAGCTATGCAGCAAGAAATGCAGCAAATGGCATCTATGTTGCAAAACGTCAATCAATCAATGGAAGCACAAGAACTGCGGATTAAAGAATACGACGCAGAAACTAAACGCATATCCGCTGTATCAGCAGGTATGACACCTGACCAAGTTCAAGATGTTGTAATGCAAACATTGCGTGATGTAATGAACACTGGTGATATGGTAATTGCGCAACAAAACGCACCACAAATGCCCGTACCCGCTGAACAAATACCACCTGAAGGAATGATGTAATGAGTTGCGAAAACTTCTTAGGTCAGTTATTTTTAGCACGAGATGTTGCGCATTCAGTGCATTTAAACACCCGTAGTTATGCTAAACACAAAGCCCTTGGTCATTTTTACGAAGATGTAATTGAACTTGTGGATAAGTTTGCTGAAGCATACCAAGGGCGTAAAGGATTGATAGGCCCCATATCCTTGCAGTCTGCACGTAAAAACGGTAACATCATTGAGTTCTTGCAAGACTCAATGGAACAAATTGAAGAAATGCGTTATACGGTAGTAGACAAAACAGATACACCGTTGCAGAATATCATTGATGAAATAATTGGGTTATACTTGACTACACTGTACAAGTTAAAATTTTTAGCTTAAGGATTAGCAATGGAATTGCTCAAACCAATGACCAAAGCGGATTTTCCCGCACAAACAGCGTCTTACACTGGCACCGTTGCTAATACCACCGGCTGGAACGCTGGCCCACAAGGTGTTGTTGTGTGGTCTGACCAAGCCTGTTACGTTGAAGTAGGTGAGGGTGCTGTAGCAACTACTGCTAGTACTCCGATTCCCCCATTTACACCTATTCCGTTTGCTGTACCTATTACAACATCGGGCGTATGGCGTGTTAGTGCCATTCGTGTGTCAAACGATGGTGTGATTTACTGCAAACCGATTAACAAAGAATGAGTTTCTTTGGCGTCGCAATTCGCAATTCACTAGCCATTGGGTTAGGTGGAATCGTATGCTTGTTTTCCGGTCGAGCACATGACCAAGCACAAGGCGATTTGCTAACCGAAGGTAATGATAACCTAGTCCAAGAGGACGGTGGGTTAATTTTATTGGAGTAATAAATGCCTGCTGTGTTTCTCTCTCCTATAGGTGGTGCTGGTTGGCAGTTTTTTGACAATAGTGGTAATCCGTTATCGGGTGGAAAAATAGAAACCTATACTGCTGGTACAACTACACCACAAGTTACATACACCACATCTGCGGGTAACGTAGCACATACTAATCCAATTGTTCTTAATTCCGCTGGTCGTGTACCAACTGGTGAAATATGGTTAACCAGTGTTCCATATAAATTTGTACTTAAAACTTCCGCAGATGTTTTAATTGCCACTTATGACAACATTATTGGCGTTGGTGCTGCATCATATCAAATACAAAATTTTACAGGTGATGGTGTTACCGTAGCATTTACATTAGCTACTGCATCATTGGGTGAAAATTTTACCAGTGTATATATTAACGGTGTGTACCAACAAAAAAACACATACACCATATCTGGCACAACGCTTACATTTTCTGAAGCCCCGCCCGGCACAACATTACCCGGACCACCGCCTGTAGTTGTTGGTGCATCTATTGAAGTAATGTACAACTGATAGGATTTATTATGGCTGACAAAAAAATATCTCAACTTACCGCTGCATCGTTGCCACTTGCGGGTACAGAAGTTTTACCTATTGTTCAGTCAAGTGCAACAGTTAAAGTTTCAAGCAATGATTTGACGGTTAAAAACGTGCGGTCAAATGCCACTACAGGTATTTTGCAAATTGCAGGCCCTGCGGCTGCTGCTACTCGTACAATGACCGTACCTGATGCTAACTTTACCGCAGCAAGAACAGACGCGGCAAACAGTTTTACCGCTGACCAAACACTTTCTACTGGCAACCTAATCCAAGGCACCGCAGCCAAAGGCGTCAACTTCACCGCCAACACCCCCGCAGCGGGCATGACGAGCCAGTTGCTGAACTGGTATGAGGAGGGGACTTGGACTCCCAGCTTAGGCGGAACCGCCACCTATAACGGCAGGCAAGGGTTTTACACAAGAATTGGCAGAACCATATTTATAACTCTAGACATTGACGTAAATACGATAGGAACAGGCGCGACTAGCCGAATTACAAACTTGCCATTTACGCCAGGATGTAACACCAGCGGAAGTGTTGGTTTTTTCACTAACGCTGCAAACAATGTTGTTTGGGGCGGAACTTATGTTGTTGGAAGTGATGCCAGTTTATATTTCACAGGCAATACAGCTTCCGGTGCAGCAAGTAGTACTTGGAATATTTTTGGTAACGGAACTCGTGTAATTGCATCGATTTCCTACATTGTCTAAGGAAAAACAATGTCGCTGACTAAAGTTTCTTATTCAATGATCACGGGAGCAATGGCAAATGTCATTGACTTTGGTGCAGACCCTACAGGAACAAACGACTGTACTGCTGCTTTTCAAGCCGCGTTTGCAACGGGAAAGGCCGTGTATTTGCCGGTAGGCACTTATCGCGTTGACAATCCTATTTCAACAGACCTTGCCGTTTTGAATTCAGCGACTTTGGTTGGTGAAACTGAATCACACACCAGTTTTTCTGCGGCGAGAGCCGTTATTGACTTGACCAATAATACCCAGCATTTTGGGTCGTTTGGCTACAATTTTCTCTGCCGCCATATTGCTTTTAAAAATGGTAAAGACATTTTTAGGCACACTTCTAATGGCTCAGACGGTAACGTTGTTAAATTAATTGATTGTTTTGCAACTGAATTTTCTGGAAAGTTTTGGACAGGCTTTTCCGCTGGCAACGGTTCGTGGATTTTGTGGGACAGACCGCAATTAGTATCTAGCCACACAACTTCTCAAGTTTTTACTACGGGTACGGATTTCGACAATTTGTGCATAACTGGCGGTTGGATTGAAACCGCGTCAGCAGTTGGCTTTGAAGTTTTTGGTGGCAAAACGACAGTAAGAGACACGCGATTTATTCCATATGGAAGCCCTGGGTCTACATGGTTTTATTTCTACGATTTTGCAGGAAGTGTTTCCTACGTTTTATTTGATGGCTGTATTTTTGGATCGGAGTCTGGTCGGGAAATTGTTCAATGGCGATCAAACGGTGGAAATTTAACATTCCGAAACACAAGTTTGTACGGCATTGCTGGTGCGATAGGCATTCGGTTTATTTCGTCGCCTGATTTTGTTGTTTTTGATGCGTGTGATGCATCAACCAATCCAACAAATATTTTGCACGTTGACGCCACAATGTCGGCGGCTCAAACGGTGAAATTTAGCGCCTGTCCTATTTACACGCAAAATTGTACGTTGCAATTTGCGGAAAATTTGGCCCGTGGTGGCGGCTCGTTAGTTAACAGCAGAATTGCTGGCTCTCCAACCGCTGTTGATAATCATGCTTCTTATGTTGCGTCGGCAGACATGGTAGCAATGACCAGCGCGGCCTATCAAGTTTCTGGGTCATCAACAAACGTAACCGAAACGACTGGGGTTGCGGATATTTTTGGAACTGACCCCAACTCTTACAGTTTTCTGTTCACTACAGCAGCGGGCGGTTCAGGGTTTAGGGATGTGAGCAATGGCCCTGGCATATCTACCCTGGCCGATGGTGAACACACATTTGAAGCGTTGGCAACTGTATCATCGGGGTCTTGCTCTTTAACACTAGTGTTTGGCAACAGTTTAAAAACGTTTAGGCTTGGAACAGGAACCCATCGGGTTTGTTTGCCTGTGACGTTTCTTGCGACCACTACTAGAACGGTTGGCTTGTATTTCAATGGCCCTGAGTCTGCGCGTCTTACTGTCTCGCGCATGAAAATTTTTAAGGGGCAGTATTCGTCAAGAGATCATTCGATGCAGGGAAGCGCAGCACCAACTGGCATAACGCTAAATTGGATTCCGGGGGATCGTCTTGTTAATAGCGTTCCGACTGTCGGACAACCAAAGGCGTGGACTTGCACTGTTGCAGGAGCGCCTGGCACTTGGGTGTCCGAGGGTAATTTGTAATTGTTGACACAGCGCCTTCTTAGCGCATAATCTAAGAACCGTACTGGTTCGGTAAACCAGGGATTCTAAAGAATCAAAAATGACAGATGAAGTAAACCTAGCGGAAGTTGACTCCGCGCCAGCACCCGATGTAACGGCTACAACGGATAATGCGATAAATGCGCCGGAAGTCGCTGATAATCAGCAGACAGAACAGCAAGAAGAAAAGAAATTTTCTCAAGCTGAACTTGATGCGATGATTGGCAAAAGGCTTGCAAGAGAGCAACGTAAATGGGAACGTGAGCAACAAGCTAAACAAGCGGAAACGCAAGTTAAGTATGCGCCTGCGGAGTTACCACCTGTAGACCAATTTGAAAGCCCCGAAGCCTATGCGGAAGCATTAGCTGTTAAAAAGGCAGAAGAATTGATTGCACAGCGGGAACTTCAAAAGCAACGTGCTCAGGTTGAAGATGCTTATGCTGAACGTGAAGAAGAAGCAAGGAGTAAGTATGATGACTTTGAACAAGTCGCATATAACCCCAAACTTCGGGTCACTGATGCAATGGCTGAAACAATTAAAGCGTCTGACCTTGGACCGGACTTAGCCTATTGGTTAGGTAGTAATCCAAAAGAAGCAGACCGCATTTCTCGTTTATCGCCTTTATTGCAGGCTAGAGAAATTGGCAAAATTGAAGTTAAACTATCAAGTGCGCCAGTTCAAAAACGTACAACGTCTGCGCCAGCGCCTATTTCACCAATTGCTGCGCGTTCTAGTACAAATCCGTCGTATGATACGACTGATCCACGGTCTGTAAAGACTATGAGTGCATCAGAGTGGATTGAAGCAGAACGTGCAAGGCAAATGAAAAAGTGGGAAGCACAGCGTAACCGCTAACTAACGAAAGGTTTTACAAATGGCTAATAGTATTTTAACGATCGACATGATCACCCGCAAGGCTCTGGAAATTCTGGAGAACAACCTTGTACTAACCCGTAACGTAAATCGTCAATATGATGATTCGTTCGCCGTAGAAGGCGCAAAAATCGGTTCTACTCTGCGTATCCGTTTACCCGATCGCGCTCTGGTAACTGATGGTGCTGCTCTGCAAGTGCAAGATGACAACGAACAGTTCACCACTTTGTCCGTTGCTTCGCAAAAACACATCGGTGTTAACTTCACCTCTGCTGAATTGACCATGCAGTTAGATGACTTTGCAGACCGCGTGTTGAAGCCACGTATCTCTCAGTTGGCTTCCAGCATTGATGCTGACGTTGCTAACGCTTACAAAACCATCGGTAACACTGTTGGTACACCTGGTACTACTCCTTCTACTTCTTTGGTGTTGTTGCAAGCTCAACAAAAGCTAAATGAAAACGCTGCTGTAATGTCGCCACGTTACGCTACCGTAAACCCCGCTGCTAACGCTGGCTTGGTTGAAGGCATGAAAGGTTTGTTTAATCCTACTGACACTATCAGCAAGCAGTTCAAGAACGGCATGATGGGTACTGGCGTATTGGGTTTTGACGAGATTAATATGTCTCAGTCAATCAAACAACACACCACTGGTTCACGTGACGCTTCTGCTTCCACTTTGGTTAAAACCCCTGGTGTAACTACCGAAGGTTCTGCAACAATCCTGTTAGAACAAGGTTCTGTAACAACTACAATCAAAGCTGGTGACGTGTTTACCATTGCTGATTCGTTTGCTGTTAACCCACAGACCCGTGAGTCTACTGGTTCATTGTTCCAGTTTGTTGCTTTGGCTGACGCTACTGCTGTTGCCGGTACTTGGACTGTAACTGTTGCACCTATGTACTCTGCTGGTCACGCACTGGCTACCATGACTGCTTTGCCTGTTACCGGTAAGGCTGTAACCTTCGTGGGTGCTGCTTCTAGCCAGTACGCACAGAACTTGGTTTACCACAAAGACGCTATCACTTTTGCAACTGCTGACTTGTTGTTGCCACAAGGTGTTGATATGGCTTCCCGCGCTGTCCATAACGGTATTAGCTTGCGTGTTGTTCGTCAATATGACATCAACAATGACCGTATGCCTTGCCGTATCGACGTGCTGTATGGTTACAGCACGATTCGTCCACAGATGGCTTGCCGTATTTGGGGCTAATCTAAATCAAGGATCGGAATTAAATTCCGATCCTTTTCTTGTATTAAATTGAAAGGAATTTATCATGGCTTTACCTAATGGTGGTGGTGGTTATCAAGTTGGTGACGGCAACCTGAATGAAGTTACTTTGGGCTACGCTCCGGCTCCCGCAGTTTACACAGCTAACGCAACTGCATCTTTGACTGTTGCTGACCTTGAAGGCGGCATCATTCTGTACACACAGACCAATGCTAACAATCTTCAACTTCCCGCAGTAACTGGTGTAGGTGGTGTAGACGAAGAAATCAGCAGTGCTAAAATTGGTAGCACTTTTGACTTCTTTGTTATGTCCACCAGCACTGGTGTAGCTACATTGACTGTCAACACTGGTTGGACTTTAGTCGGTTCCGGTTTAACTACCGCTTCTGGTTTTGGTGCGCATTTCCGCGCTCGTAAGACTGGTGATGGTACATATACCGTGTATCGTCTTAGCTAAACTTAATGGGAACTTCGGTTCCCATTTTAAAAGGATTAAATCATGCCTAATACTAAAGCAGTTGGTGTTGCTTTTAGCGACCCCGCACTTGATGGTGCAGTAATTAGTAATTCTAGTCTTAATGCTGTTACTGTCGGTAGTACAGGTGGTACAGCAGGTTTTTTGGTGT